GATGTAACCCATCTTATTCCCTTCCGTCTGGCGTTATTCGCCCGCTATGGAAGAAGTATAATTTCCGCACACCCTTGAAACTACAAGAAGAAGGTGCTATCCAGAGGGTAGGCGGACCACGGCTTGCAGGGTTTCATCCTGTTGTGCCTGACAAAGGTTATACCAATTTCCTAGCGGCTGTTAATAAACGCTGCAATTACTATGATGCTGGCGTCGCATCACACAGAGTTGTCAGAACTTCCATAAAACTGATAAACGCAATAGCACCCACTCCTCTCCCGGAGATAAAATGGGGCGAAGCATTGTTCGAACCCTGGATAGCCAGGTTCGGACCTGAGAAACAGGCGCGTATGCGCAAGTCTGTTGAGGACTGGGCGTCCCAACACATCGGTGACTACTCCGACAAGGAGCTGTTTGTCAAATGCGAGGCCCTGCTCGTGCAGCACAAGCCCAATTGGGCTCCCAGAGTGATATACAAGGGCACAGATTTCTACAACGCGATTTCTGGGCCTATCTTCTGGGAACTCATGCACAGGCTTGACGGTGCTGCGGAATCCATGCCGGGACCGCACAGGGTGCGATTTGCATACGGGAGGACACCCCAACAATATGTTCCATTTCTCGATGAGTGCCGTGGTGATTTTCTGGAGTCCGATTTTTCCGCGAACGACAAGAAGCAGTGCAGCGATGTACTGCGTCTTGAAATCATGCTTATGCGCCGCCTGGGTTGCCCAGAGTGGTTCATCCGCCTTCACTTTGAGGCCTCACGGTCGTACAAGGTGAAGAACAAGAAGCATGGTTTCCAAGCGGTTTTGGACAACCAACTCGCCACCGGGGTCACTGACACCACGTTCCGAAATTGTTTTTGGAACTGGTGTATTCTTTCAGTTTTCTTAGACAAGGAAGGTTCCGCCGCCTCCCGAAGTCTTATTTTAGGTGATGACATTGTCGCCCGCATCGAGGGCCTCAAACGCAACGCTGCTAAACGCTACGCGACGTGCGCAACGGAAGCACGAATGGACGCAAAGGTCTCACGACACTCGCGTCTAGTTGATGCTTCCTTTTTGTCGAAATGTTTCATCCCCTTGGGGGAGGAACGACATACTGTGATGCCGTTATTGGGCAAAGCTTTGGGCCGGTTTAACACCCGGGCCAACAACAATGACGCTGTCACCGACAATGCGTACTTCGCGTCCAAAGCGTTGAGCTACGCGTACGAGTTTCGATTCGTTCCGCGGTTTCGGGACATCTTCCTCGATCGCTTCAACCACCATGCTCCTTTGGTGGCTGAAGAAAAACACAGGTTTCGCTTTATCGACTCTGCTTGGAACTGGAACGCCCAGCAAGCAGGGTTGACTCTTAAGAACATTAAGGCGAAGCTTGTAGTCAATGAGGATTGGATGGCCCGAGACCACGATCTTTCAACCTTCCTCTTTTACCGCTATGGCCTGTCTCTACCTGAGATTGAGACAGTCGTCGAACACATAGTGTTAAACGTGGAAGGCCCCGATTACGATGGGTACATGCTTGACAATCTGGTGGCGGATTTCGTCTAGACACCTTCAGCTTGCGCTTGGTCAGCAAAGGCACAAAATAGACTAACTCCGGCCGACGCCGGTATTGTCAACAGTACCTATAGT